CGACGTCGTCGATGCCGCCCGCGAAACCCTCGACGCCGCCGATGCTCTGCTTGCCATCGACGCCCACGACATCGCCCTCGCCGCGCTCGAAGCCGCCGGCAAATACGACGCGGCCACCACTCCATGAAAAACAAAACCAATGCCGGCGCCGCAAGCGCCAAACGCGACGCCGCCATCGACGCCGCCGATGCCAAATACGAAGCTGCCTGCGCTCCCCACCGCGCCGAATTTGACGCCACCCTCGCCGCGCTCGACGCTTAACCCATGAAACCCATGAACGACACCATAAATCCCCGGCGCGTCTCCGAAAACGCCGCCTTCGCAGAACATTCTGCCGAATACGCCGCAGCGGGCGATAAGTATCGGGCCGCCATTGCCCCCCACCTCGCCGCCTACCGCGCCAAATTCGACGCCGCCAAGGCCGCAGCCAGCGCCGAATGCCACGCTGCCTGCGTTCCCCACCTCGCCGAATGCCGCGCCGAACTCACCGTCGCCGCCGACAAATACAACGCCGCCATGAACGCACTGGCCGACAAATACAACGCATGATACCCACAACCATGGACCCAACAATATACTTCATCATCGCATCCATCGGCCTCGTGCTGGTGTTCCCGCTTGGCTGCCTCGCCTACGCCCTGTTCGTCGTGTGGCGCCACGAGCGCGACCGCGCCGAAGAGGAGGGGCTGGAGTGAGCGCCTACGTGCCGGCACCGTCTGGTGCGCGGATTACCACCGCAGACAAGCGCGGCGCCAATCTGGCACGCGCCCTCTGTCGCCATGGCTACCGCGGCAACTACTGGTTCAAGCCATGCAACCACCGCAAGTTTCTTCTGCTGAATGCGGCCAAGTTCTCCGCATCTTTCAGATGGGGAAGAAAGGGCAAGACCACCAAATACTGGCGCACGGTGGGCGAGTCGCTGCAACTGCACGAAGCCGTGAAGATCGCCAAACAGTCACGACCATGATACCAATAACCTACAGACCGCGGCGCACCGCCAATGGTGGGCCGCTGACAAACAAACCGCAGTTCCCCATCCCCGCGTCGGAGCCCGTGGACCCAACGGAAGCGGACAAAGAGGCTCTGGCCAAGGCCGAAGCCAAGCGCGCCAGAAAACTAGCGCAACGGGGCGCATGATTCCAGCACCGTGCATCTGGCGAACTGGATGCACCATGCTGCAATTCCGCGGCACAAAACAACAACATGGAAATAAATATAAAAGCAGCTTACGCTGCTATGCAAAAAGCCAGTGGCATCCGAGCGGGTGACACTGTTCGCGTTATTCGCGCTGCGAATGATCACGAGATGGGATGGAAATTCGTGGGAGCCCAATGGACGAATGCGTCGGGCATGAATTCAAGGTGCATTCGGTGAGTGGGGGCATCGTTCTCCAAATGCCAGATAGAGATATTTACGGCTTCCCGTTCTTCGCGCTCATGCTCATCCACCCGGAGCCCGCCCTCATCTACCTCAACGAAGAATACGTCGCCACGGTGACACGCGATAACGTCACGGTCGGATGTCAGGTCTTCTCTCACGAGAAGATTCTGGAGCTGGCCGAAGCCGTGAAAGAGGCAAAAACCAACTAACCCACCACTACCATGGGACTAGACATGTATCTGTCCGCCGAGCGATTCTCGAGCGGCTCCAATCACGCCAGCGAAGAGGAAAAATCCCAATTCGCGGCCTTGCTCAAGGCGTCGGGGCTGACACGAAAAGACATTTCCGATGTATCGCCACCGGGGCGCGTCAGGTTCGTGGGGCGCGTCAGGTTCGTCGTCGGCTACTGGCGAAAGGCAAACGCCATCCACAAGTGGTTTGTGGATGTGGTTCAAGGCGGGGAAGACAAGTGTATGCCGCATGACGTCAGTCGTGTACAGCTGCAGCAGCTGGTTGACGAGTGCAAGAAGGCCATCGCAGACAAGGGAAAAGCGGACTCTACGGCGCTTCAGCCGCAGAGCGGTTTCTTCTTTGGCTCCACCGAAAAGGGCGAGCGGTATTATGCGGAAACGCAGGAGACAATTCAGATGATCGAATCAATCCTGAATAACCCCAAGTTCGAAGACTGGAGTTTCGAATACCGCTCAAGCTGGTAGGCACCTCCAGCCCATTGGTCAGAGCGATGGGCTGTAAGCTGCCAATGCAGCAACCATGAAACCAAAACAAAAAAACAAATACGCTGCCGTCTTACTCAAGGCGGCTGAGCTGATCGACGATCACAGGGAAATCTACTGCTGTGGTGCCATTGGCGTAGCCAACCGAAACGTGTGGCACAGCAATGTGGAAGCATATTTCCACCACTGGATGATGCCACCTTGGGAGCGCCCACACTACGCCTATTTCTCCTATCCCGCGCCTAAAGCTGAAGCCGAACGTCGCCAGCACCGCATCCTTGCGCTGCTGCTGGTGTCCCTTCTGGCTAGCGAAGGTCGCAACTCACCGGGGGGCAGACAATGATTCGCACTCTAACGCTCGAGTTCCGGATCGTGGCAGTGACCGACAAGCCCAACTCATTCGGCCTGCATGGTCACGTCATGATAAATCGCGCTGGCGAGGCATGGGAAGTCGGCCGATCCCGCGGCCCATGGAATAATCCACAGTGGAACAAGGGCGACGACATAAAGGTCCCCGCCTCTGAGGACGACCACAAGCGCGTCACGCTTCACTGGGAACGGCTCAGCTGCGAGATACCTCGCCGCCTGCCGCCCCCACCCGACAGCGTTATCAGGTCGGTGTTCAAGTAATCTTGCCGCAAGGCCCGCCGTCAGTCGGTCACTGACACAAAAAGGAAACAAACAACATGGGAACTCGCTCACTAACGCACGTCTATGATGACGATAAAGTCATCCTGACGCTCTACCGTCAATTCGACGGCTATCCGGAAGGCCTCGGCCTTGACCTCGCCAAATTCCTCGACGGCTTCGTAGTCGTCAACGGTTTCGGCATAAAGAACCCAGAAAAGTGCGCCAACGGCATGGGCTGCTTGGCGGCGCAGCTCGTCTGCCACCTCAAGGATGGAGTCGGCAACGTATACATCTACCCCGTCGAGTCGAAAGACTGTGACGAGGAGTATGTCTACCACATCAGGCACGAGGAGGGCATCGGCCTGACCATCGAAATCAGGGACGCCGACAACAAGAAACTGACCCTGAAGGGCACGCCCAAGGCGCTGCTTTCGGCCATCCCGAAACTGCAGCACGACAGCTAACCTGCTCCTAGCCCATCGTTCTGAGCGGTGGGCTACAGGCAGGCTGGATTCCCCGGCCATGCAAACAACCAACATGAAAAATGAAACTGTTAGAGTTAGCCAAGGCGTCGTCCCGGTCCCGGAAGAACTCAGCACGCAAAGCATTGCGGGGCTGGCCGAAATCATCCGGGGCAACTGGAAGCCGAAGGTTTACTTCGGCGCCGTTCCCTATCTGGATGCCATGAGAAGCATGCAGAGCATCAACGACGACTACGGCTTCGATCCCGGCCGGGAAGTGGTCAACTACTTCCTCGCCAACGCCCAGACGTGGCGCGGTGACGTCGCCCGGTCGGTTAAGGCCGAACTCAAGAAGCGGGTGTCGTCATGAGCGCCAAGCAAATGTTTGCCCCCAACGGTCTCAGGATCGTGGGGCAGGTGGACATCATCATCGGCATCGCCCAGTGCAGCGAAGCCACTCGCAAAAAGGATCGCACGCTCGAACCGGAATGGGAGGGCGGGACTGACGTGGACTGGGACAGCCAGACCGGCATGATCATCAAGTCCGGACGGCTATCTGGCCAGAAGCAGTTCAAAGACGAGAACGCGGGCTGGTGGCCCGAGTCTCTCGTCAGCCTCGAAGGAGAACCGCTGAAGATCGCCAGCAAACGGGAGGGAAAGAAATGAAAATGATCCCCTGCTGCCGGAACTGGCGCGTCAAGGTGTGGCACCCTGACGGTTCTATCACATCGATAGTTGTCGTCACCATCAACAAGCGCTTCGCCAAGTGGGAGGCCATCGACCAGATCGGCCACCTGCGTTGGTATAACCGGACCAAGGACACGGTGTCTCTGGTTCAACAACCGAAAAAATAACATGAACAGACAAGAAGTATTCAACACGGTGCGCAAGCACCTCCTGAAGCAAAATGCAAAAGCAGAAACGTGGGGGGGTTCGTGCAGATACCGAACCGGCGAGGGCCTCAAGTGCGCGGTTGGGTGTCTTATCGCGTCAGAGCATTACCACCCAGACTTCGAGGGCCTGACCCCTACACTCGAGGGCGCTGAAGGCGATGGCGCTGAAGGCGATAGCCCTATCTCTCGCACAAAGCGCTTGCTACGGGCCATCGCCGACTCCCTCGGGATTCCCGAGATAACCAGCGAAGATGCGTCGTTCCTGAAAGAACTCCAGAGCATTCACGACGACTACGACACGCATAAATGGAGTGCGAAACTGGAAGAGTTTGCCTTTATGAACAACCTCAGCATCGACTGAACAACCCAAGGACTAAATGAGCTATCAGAAATACCGACTGCTGTGCGTCGGTCACGACCCCAAGACCCTGAAGGGAGAGAAGTTCGGCTACCTTACGGGGCTGACCTACCTCGCTCCGCACAAGTTGAGCGGTCTGGGCAACGTCTGCCCCCATGCCAGCAGTGGCTGCATCAAGGCCTGCCTTAACACGGCAGGACGTGGTGCCATGCAGTATGCGCAGGATGCGCGAATCAGGAAGACCCGCCTGTTCTTTCAGGACCGGCTGGAATACCTGAGGCAGTTGCGGTTTGACCTAAGCACGCTCAGCAATGATGCCGAGTATCGGCGCATGATCCCGTGTGCCCGGCTGAACGCAACCAGCGACATCCCGTGGGAAAAATTCGGAGTGATGGAGGCCTATCCGTCGCTTCAGTTCTATGACTACACCAAAAACCCCAAGAGAATGATGGCGTTTCTCGCGGGCAAGTCTGCCGGCGTGCCAATGCCAAAAAACTACCACCTGACGTTCAGTCGCAGCGAATCAAACGAGGACCAGTGCCTTGACATTCTTCGCTGGGGCGGCAACGTCGCCGCTGTATTCTCTGGTGGACTCCCTTCCGAGTGGAAGGAGTTCCCCGTAGTCTGCGGAGACGAGAGCGATCTGCGCTTCCTCGATGGCAAGGGCGTTGTCGTCGGTCTCACCGCCAAGGGCCGCGGCAAGAAGGACACAAGCGGATTCGTCATAAGCCAATATGGCGCTTGATTGCATCCCTAGCCCCGTGACAGGGGGCTACATGCTGCAATCCCGCAGCAAACAACCAACAAGTATATGGCACATGAAATGACTAAGGATGACCACATGGTCTCCGCTGGGAACAGAGTTCCGTGGCACGGCCTCGGCGCTGTCTTGACCGACAAAGCGCTGACGGCTGAAGCCGCCCTGAAAGCCGCAAGGCTCGACTGGGAGGTGACGCCCGAGCATGTGTTTGACGGTGAGATGGTGGACCTTGACGGGTTCCGCCTGCTTCGCCGCTCTGACACCCGGCAGGTGCTGTCCATCGTAACGAAGGACTGGACCCCGCTGCAGAACCGCCAGCTGCTGGAAATCGCTGAAGCCTTGGCGCAAGCCCCGGGCACTGGCGACTTCCAGCCTGTGATCGAAACGGCCGGCTCCCTACGCTGGGGCAAGATCGTCTGGGCACTCGTCCAGACCGGACTGCGCAACTTCGCAGGCAGCGACCACAAGCAGTATATCCTGCTGTCCAACGGCCACTACGCTGGCCGGGGGGTGCGTGGCACGCTGACTGACGTTCGCGTCGTCTGCAACAACACCCTGACTGCGGCGGAGAACAGCAAGTCGGCGCTGTTCACGACGCATCAGGGCAACGTGACCGACCGCATCAATGCGGCGATTGAGACCATCGGCTGGGCCACGTCGGCCACCGAGGCGACATTCGCCATCTATGAGGCGCTGGCCAACAAGAACGTGACGCACGACGCGGCCTACAAGCTGTTCGTGCGGCTGTTCCAGAAGGACAAGGAAGCAAATGACGTCACGGACACCGAGCTGGACCGCGCCGCCGAGATGATGGCGCTGTTCAAGATCGGCCGGGGCAACGAGGGCAAGACGGCCTTCGATCTGGTCAATGCGGTAACCGACTTTGTGGACCACCACAAGGTCTACAAGGAGTCGGAAGGTAAGGACGAGCGCCGGTTTCTGGACACCACCTTTGGTGGCGTCGGGGCTGGCCTCAAGAAGCGCGCCCTGAAGATGGCGATGGCACTGTAACCTCAACCTGCCCCCTGTCACGGGGGGCAGTCATGAGGCGGCAATGCCGCTACCTCAAAACAACCATAAAAATGAACCTGCAAGGAATGTTCGAGTCGTCATGACCATACTACACAAACCAGTGAGGCGCGTCAGCAATAGCAAGCTATCCGCCTCGCATGGCAGAGACAAGAACCGTCGCATCGTCGTCACCCTAGTCCCGGGTAACGGCGGCAGCGTCCCTGACCTCATCCAGCTGAAACCGCAGCGCCTGAAAATGGCCCGCGCCATCTCGATGGAAGACCTCTGGGTCTACCTCATAAAGTGCGAAGCGAACCAGACCAAGATGGCCAAGCTGCGGGATCGCAAAGCCAAGAAGGAAGCAAGCAGGGCAGAGCGCGCCCGGAAACGCCGACTAAGGAGCAACGAATGAAAAACCAACGAAAGCAATCCAACATCACGGTCAGCGTCATCGACCTGACCGGCCCTCTTGCGCAGGCGCTTGAGGAATTCAACCAAGCCCGTCTATCCAAGGGGCAGGAGACCGCCATCAAGGTAAGCACCAGTGACTACGGTTACGTGCAGACAGAGCAAGGCATGTTCTGTCTGTGTCGAGATGGCGCGGGCCATGACCACCCCATCACAGCAGACAAGAAGCTGGACATCGACCTCTATCCCGGGTGGGCTGAGGCGGAGGCGATAATGCCGTCCGGTATACTCGAGCTGTCGGATATGGAGATCATGATGCTCCCCTCCAAGCAGGAGGAACAGCTGGAGGACTTCATCCGCACCTTCGGTGGCCGGCTGGAGGCCAACTACGAAGTCTGGCTCAACTGCCTCACCAAGGCCCGTCCCATGGCCGCAAATTTTGGGTAACATCCAATAAAAACTAAATGCTTAAATATCTATACCAACGCTGGCTTGCGTGGCGTCTCCCCGACGGCCCACTAGTGCTGGAGACCCGGACCGTGCTAGCCCGTAAAGGGCCCGTCAACATAGTTTGGTATTCCTACAGGAAGCCCAACGGAAACATCCTCTGGCATATAATCGAGGAGAAATCCTCTGATATATAATCGAGGAGAAGCAATCAACCCCCATCCTCGGCGCCAAGGTCAAGCTCTCCGCGAACGTCGTCACCGGCTTCCAGCGGAGAACCTTCGAGGTCGAGCGGCTCCTCCCTGTCGATCTTTTCGTCAGTGGGCGTAGTCGCTTGCGGCGCACCCTTTCCCTCGTTTCGTGACTTCTGCTCAATGATGCCGGGCGTGATCCCGCCGCGCATCCTGACCAGATGCACCAGCATGACGACAGCGTCCATTTCGTCTGGCGATTTGCCGGCGTTGCGGGCCTTGTATTCATCCTTGGATTCGACATGCAGGCGGCCATTGCGCATGCCCTTGTAGCGGCGCGTGGTCATCTGGCTATACATGTCAGGCGCCTGAATCGTGCCGTTGAACAGCAGCGCGCACACGTTTGGGTCCAGCCAGTGCTTGGTGGCAAACCACATCTCGGACGGAACTCCGTCGAACCTGTCCTTTGCCATCATGACGTCATCGGTCAGAATCTTGGTCTCACTGGCGGACTCCGCCCAGTTGATGCCAAGCACCTTGCCCCAGTATTTGGAGGCATAGGAATAGGTGGCCATGGCGTTGCCAGTGGAGTCCATTGCGACCCACTCGGCCGAGATGCGGAGCTGCTTGCACTGCCCCATCACCTGCTGCGTCACGCCCATGACGTCGAGGCTCTTCGGCAGCGTGAAGAATTGGTCGATGGTCAGGACGTGCCGGCTCTGCTTCTGGCCCGGGTTCAGCCGGTTCTCGAAGTAGTGGTTGGCGCCCTTCTGGTCGCGCCAGCCATGCGCCAGACCCCAGCGACCGATGGCAATGACCGCCTTGTCGGCGCCTTGGTAGGCCAAGTCTACCGCTGCCACGTTGATGACGTCACCCACGTATAGCGCCTCACCGCGCTGCGTGCTCGCCCAATCCGGCGGGATGATTGTGTTGGCCGAGTTCTGCAGTGGCGGGAAGCCGCGGGCAAACGTCCAGTAGCGGGGCGAGGCATCGCCGCCACCCTTCAGCGTATCTAGGAAGGCCTCGTAACGCATGACGCCCGGGTAGATTTCCCGACGCTGCACCACGTTCTCGCACTTGGCGGCATCCAATCGAACCACCCACCAGCCTTGTGCGGACTCGTAGCTGTAGAGCGTCTCCTGCTGGTCGGAATGCCAGCCGCCAGTCGGTTCAGCGCGCCGAACGACCGCCTGAGACACGTCCTCGGGGTTGAAGGCGGCAAAGATTTTCACACGGCCGGCACCGACGGATGCCTTGACCGAGTTCAGGTCCTGCCACACGCCCTCAGGAATCTGCTGCGCCTCGTCCATAAGCACGCGCAGCCGGGTCATCGGTCCGAACTGGTGAAAGTTCTGGTCGGTAATTGGGCGCTTGGGCTGGGGCTTGAATCCCTTCCACGCGCCAGACGACAACTGGCTCTGCTTGAACGCCATGCCAGCGAAGCCGTAGGACTTTTCGCAATCCGCCATGCCCATCCACAGATCAGACGGTAGGTCCTTCACCTTGCCGTCCGGACGCAGCGCGCACGACTCATGAATCTGCATCAAGTGAGGCCAGACGTTGTCGGTCAAATGCTTGTCCGACTGGGACATCAGCTTCACGCTGGTCCACTCCGGATCGCGCAGCCAGTCCATGTAACAGAAGATGACCAGATTGTAAGTCTTGCCCATGGAGGAGGCGCCCATCGATAGCATCAGTGGCTGGACAGCAGCCGCCTCAAAGATTTCTCGCACGCTCTGAAGCTCGGGGTGAAACAGGGGCGGGCCCCAGCAGAGGGCGGCAGCGCCGACGTAATTGTTGGCGTCCACCATGGCATTGAAGAACATCCGGATGATTTTCTCGCCTTCGGTATCCAGCGACACGTCAGGCGTGTCACCGATGGCGTATTTCAGCAGATTTGCGGCGGTCGCTTTGTTGCCAGCAGCCAGCTCTCCATGGATCAGTTTGATCTGTGCAATGTCGAGCGCCAGACCGAGAGGCTTGGCATCGGTCATTTCTTGTGCTCCAGCTTCACGTCAATGACAGTCTCAATCTTCCTTGCCGCGGCATCCATGAGCTTGGCCTTCTGGGCGAAGCTATCGGCCGTTCCGGCAGCGGCTCCGGCAGCAGCGGCATGGACAATACCCTGCATCTGGCGGCCAAGTTCACTGGAAGAAGCGGTTCCGGGTGAGTTGTTTGCGTGAGTAACATACTGCTCCCGCTGCAGGGAGTCAATGTCGGTAACCGCCCTCACCAAGTCCTTCACCTCGGCCGGCGTCAGGGCTGCGTTCTTCAGGCGCTCGAGCTGGTCAGTCACAAAGTCACGCGCCTTGGCCACCAAGATTGAGCGCTTAGCATCAGACGCCATCTTGTCCACCGGAACCATAACAAAGCTGCGATCCGGCATCATTACCTTCATGCACGGAGCGAACTTCTCGGAGATGATGCGCTTACGCCTCTTTGGAACTACCGCCAGCTGGTATTCATCGGACATCCGATCATGGTATTAGATGGCCTTAATTCGTCAATAATTTTGTTTTGACAGCGTTTTTGGCATGTGAATGCTCGGCGGGCATGAGCTTCGACACAATCGACCGTTGCCGCATCAGCGGTTCTGCGAATCTGATAAGGGTTCTTTCTCTTGGGAACATGGCACTCACCGGGGTTTTCCCCAAAAAGCGCACCGACAAGGTGACGTCTGGCCCAGTCAGCCTTGTCTATTGCCCAGACTCCGGCCTGCTCCAGATGGAGCAGAGCTACGATCTCAACGAGATGTATGGCGACAACTACGGCTATCGCTCGGGCCTGAACGCCAGCATGGTCAAGCACCTGACAGACAAGGTCGCCTACCTGCAGACCATCAAGCCACTGGATGCCGAGTCCACGGTTCTCGACATCGGAGGCAATGACGGCACGCTGCTGAAGTGCTATGGCACAGCAGGGCTCAGGCGCATCTGCATAGACCCGACCGTGGACAAGTGGCGCGAGCACTACGTGGGCACGGACATCGAAGTGGAAGCGAACTTCTTTGCGTTCCGTCCGATGAACACGGCAGACATCATCACGAGCATCGCCATGTTTTACGATCTCGAGGACCCGAGCGTCTTCGTGCGGGATATTGCTCTAAGCCTGAAGCCGCAGGGAATCTGGCACTTTGAGCAGAGCTATCTCCCTTCCATGCTGCGGGCCAACGCCTACGACACGGTGTGCCACGAGCACTTGGAATACTACACGCTAAGCGTGGTCATGGCACTCCTTGCCAAGCACGGCCTGCGCGTGATCGACGTTGAGCTTAACGACATCAACGGCGGAAGTTTTGCTGTGACTGCGGCGCACATAAAAAGCGGCCACAAGGAAAACGCCATCGCCATCACCGGCTTGCTGCTCAAAGAGGCGCGCACCGACATGCTATCTGAGCTGCGCAACTTCGAGGCCCGGGTATCGGTGCATCGAGCCAAACTGCGTCATCTGGTGAGCGATCTGAACAACCAAGGCCACACGGTGGCGGCTCTGGGCGCATCGACCAAGGGCAACGTGCTCTTGCAATACTGTGGATTCACCAACCGCGACATCGGCTTTGTGTCCGACGTCAACCCGCTCAAGCACGGCTGCTTTACCCCCGGCACCCATATCCCGATCGTCAGCGAGGAGTTCGCAAGGGCTTACAAGCCTGACTATATGCTGGTGCTGCCTTGGCACTTTAGGGAAGGCATCGTAAAGCGAGAGCAAGCCTATCTGCAGGGCGGCGGCAAGCTCCTGTTCCCGCTGCCTAATCTCGAGGTGGTCCGTTGAAACGGGCAATTATCTTTGGCGCAGGAGGTCAGGACGGACACTACCTAAAGCAGCTGCTGGCTAGGGAAGGTGTGGCCGTGTATGCATACAGCAGGATTCAATGCAACGTCGTCAGCCAGACCCATGTCCGCTCAATCGTGCGCATGGCTGAGCCCGACTACGTCTTCCACTTCGCGGCCGAGTCCAGCACCAAGCATGAGGATTGGTATCGAAACCAAGCGGCTATCGTTGATGGCGCCCTTCACATTCTCGAAGCCGTCAAGGACCACGCGCCGAACTGCAAAGTATATTTGGCCGGAAGTATCCTGCAGTTTCAAGAGCAGCACGACGTGTCCCTGACGAGCACGCCGAGCAACAACACGATCTACGCCGCCCAGCGCAACGCCATGGTGGGCTACGCCCGCTACTATCGCAGCACCGGAATTCAGGTCTACGTCGGCTACTTCAGCCACCACGACAGCCCGCTTCGCAAGCCGCACCATCTAGCCAAGAAACTGGCCGAAGAGGCTAGGCTTGTGGCCAAGGGACTATCCCCCCACATGAGGGTAATGAACCCGGATGACGAGAAGGAGTGGAACTTTGCCGGCGACATGATGCAGGCGGTCTGGGAACAGGTCAACAGCCCGATCTACGAGGCTGTACTAGGCTCCGGGGTAACCCGAAGCGTTGGAGACTACGCCAAGGCCTGCATGGATGTACTAATCATTGATGCACTCATTCCCGAGGAGGAGTCTTGGGCGAAGGTATACGCTGAATACAGCAGGGAATACCACACGAAGTGCTGCACCTCGTACAGCAGCTTTTCTCACTGCTTCAAGACCACGCTGCCGCAGCTGGCCGAGATGATGGTCACCGGGTGAGCCGGTAGTAGCGGCCATCAACATGCAGGGCGTAGTCGTAACTGAACAGCTTGGCCTTCCCGGTTGTGGCACGGGTAAGGCCAGCGTTCCAGCACAGCGCAAGGTTGAATGCATTCACCTTTACGCCCTTGGCCTTCAGGCTGCGCTCGAGCCATTCCAGATGACTCAAGGCAGCCACTAGATCGTGTCCGCCGGCATCCCGCACCGTTTTGGGCATCATCTGGTATGGGCCAAGCTCGCCGGCCTTGCCTGCCTTGCCCCAGCTATTCTCCTGAATAGCGATGCACTGCAGGAAGGCCAATCGGTCGATGGCGAACGCTTGGCCGACAAGCAGCAGGAAGGCGAACAGTATCTTTTTCATGGTTAATCGAAGCTGGGCTGAACCTGATAGCAGGTAAGACCGCGGGAACGCCACATATCAACAACCTTTTGTCGGTCGTCAAAGATAGCGACCGGGCCGGCGTATTCATGGGTGATAATTGAGTCCATCCATCCGCCCTTCAGTGTATCATCGGGCTGGCTGTCTCCGGCCGGGCGCATGCGCAGGTTCTCGCGCAGCCACTGACGGCTGACGTGAAGGCGCGACTCGAGCCACTGCTCCGTCTCTTCACGAACCTCGTCGCTGCGGCCGGACCAGATCGCAACAGCCCCCTCGGAGCGAAGCAAGGCATGGAAGGTGTGGATCACGGAGCGATTAGGCTCGTCATCCACGCAGGCCTTGAAGAAGTCGCGCCAGCGATGCGGGTTCGCCCGATTGTCTAGAATATGCTGACGGTGATGACAGAGCGCGAGCGTTCCGTCTAGGTCGAATATGTAAGTCGGTGTCATGGCTGTTTCAGATAGGCCTCAATGCCGTTGCGAGCTTCATCTGTCGAGTAGAAAGCTGCGATGCAGTAGCCTTGCTGGGCAAGCTTATCAAGGGCAACCTTTTGCTCCGGAGAAAGCCTGCCATCAGCTGACTTCATCTCGATGAACATCCCATGATATACGCCACGCGGAATCGCCAGCATGTAGTCGGGCTGGCCCTTGCGCACACCCATGCGCTGCAGATTGCGCCCATTCTTGACGCCTCCCGCCGACTGGTTGGGGCAGTGAAACAGCAGGCCCTCGTAGAACTTGTTGATCCGTGCGTAGAAGGACCACCACTCCATGAGGGCACAGCACGATTTGAACTCGGTATACCTTGGCATCAGGAGGCCTCGTATTTCGACGGATTCGGGAACAGCTCATGCAGAAACCCCTTGGCGTCATCCAGCAGACCGTCACCGATGGAGAAGCAGTGCCGCCCGGATGTCTTGGCCTTCAGCTCCGCCGCGGTAGTCGCGTTGCCGATCTTCATGTCGGTGTAGCGCGGGCCCGGGGTGACGCCAAGGACGTTGCAGTAGACCGAGCGGAACGTCAGCCCCATGGGAACCCGGGACGAAAGGTCGAGCCATTTCTCCAGCGAGCGGAACTTCGTGCGGTTATACATCAGCGGAACGTGAATCTCGTGGTTCGAAGTCGGCAGGCTCTTGCCGCGCAGCTGGGCGTCCGTCTGCATGAGCGCCACGCGGTAGCCGCCCGGCTTGCACCTGTTCCACTTCTGCTCCAGATCGCCGTCGTGGTAGTAGGGGTATTTGGTGATGTCTGTATCCTGAAGGAAGAACACGTCGTCTGTGGTCCACAGGAAGTCCTCTGACAGCGGCAGGCTCTTGCAGGCATGCATGACCTGTTCCGCGATGTTGTGTTCCTTGTTCTTGCCGGCGTCGTCGCGCCACAGGGTGATGCACTCCTTACTCAGGAAGCCCGGGTTGTTTCCAACCACGAACACTCGGCCGAGGCCATTCGCATGCTTCTCAATCGACCGCAGGCAGTATCGCAGCTCGGTGTTGGACCACTTGCTGCCACGGCCAAGGACAATCAGGACGTCGGTGGTTACGCCAGAGATGACAGGCGCCCCTTCCTTCTTGGCCCATTTGACCAGCGGCCAAGACACTTCGTCGTAGGGGGCATTGGCAATCTCGCGCAGGTGCATCTTGCGGTGGCGCAGCCAAGCGCGGGCATAGCTGCGGTTGTAGACGTTGCCCGGCTGATAGAGACGGCCCTTCTTCCATGGCGAACGGTGGCTTTCATGATAGATGGCGGCATGCAGCTCCTGTCCGCCTGTCTCCTTGATAAGCTCACGCAGAATCCAGTCCCATGTCTCCCGGCCAAGAATGAAGGGGGGAAGCTCATCGCGGTGGTCATTCCACCACTTGCGGGTGAAGGCGAACGCATCGCTGCCAATATACCAGCGCCCCTTCTTGATCTCGGCCTTGGTGGATATGGGTCCAGACACACTGGAAAAGTCCCAGCGATAGGCATAGCAAGAGCCATGCTTCCCGCAGACGTCGGCAACCTCGTCGGAGAATCCACGATACAGACAGATGTCGGCGTTGGTAATGACGCAGATGTCGGAGTCGTTCTCGATGACCGTGTCAAAGGCGGCATCAGCCATGTCATGGATGAACGGCAGCGGCGCCGGGTCACCGACGTCCTTGCCGGTGCGCTTGAAGTCGCGCTGACTCAGGTCCATGAGCAAATACGTGCCGCCGTATTGGGCGGACTCGGTCTCTCTGGTCTGCTGGGCCATGGAGACGCGGCGGTCGGTCTCGACGTCGCCCTTGCTGCCTGACCATACGTGATAGATTGATGGCTGCATCAGATGTTCTCCAAAAGGCCCAGCTGACGGGCTACGTTTTTGTGGTTCTCGATCCACTCATGACTAGCGCGGCACACGGCCAGCCACGTATCAGAATTGAGGTAATTCTTGCCGCGCTTGGCCTTGTGGTGGACCTCGGTTGACGGCGGGGGCGGAAGCCCGTGCATCTTCAGGTGGCAACGGATTACTGGCCACGCCTGACAGTTGACGTGCTTTTCGAGGAACTCCTTGCGAAGCTTCGAGTATTCCCGCATGTCTCGCATGCGTTTCTTGCTGACGCGGCGGATGGGCGTTCGCTTCATAGGGGCCGTTTGATGTCGATGAACGGCTCGTTGGCAATCTCTTGCAACGGCAGTCCTCGTTCCTGAAGGAACGCCCGGCAGTAGCTGCGGTTGTATAGGTTACCCTTCAGGTTGCGCGTAACCTCCCAAGGCGAAGCGTGCTTCTCGTGGTATATGCCCCGCTCGATCTGTGACCCTCCGGTCTCTTCGATCAGAACGCGAAACGCCCAGTCCCAACACTCACGCCCAAGCACCATCGGTGGAAGCTTGTGCTTGTGCTGGTCCCACCAGCGCTTGCTGCACGCGAACAGATCGCAGCCAATATACCAGCTGCTGCCGATATGGATGTCCTTGCGCTCGATGTGCGTGTTCACTCGCGGGAAATCCCACCGATGGCAATAGGTTGACCCGACGGATTTGCACTTCTGCACAAGCTCCTTGGCAAGGCCGGGCACAAGACAGATGTCAGCATTGGTGATAAGCAAAATGTCATCTGGCTCAGCCTTGGCCGCTGCGTGATCCAGCATGTCGTTGATATATGGCAACGCCACCGGGTCCCCGATGTCTCGGGCGGATCGCTTGAAATCCGCCGAGCTGACTTGATATTCGTGCCAGTTGCCGTAGTCGTAGGCCTCGCTCCTCCACGTCTCTTGCGCAACCCCCTGCCGGCGGATGGCCTCATGGCTGAGCGCAACGCCGGACCAGACATGGTGAATGCGGGAGCTGTTGGTCTGAACGCGGGGGCGGGCCGAGATGCAGCGGTCAACCGCCTGCAGGAACTCCCCCTTGCGGGACGGGAACTCATTGTAGCGGATGTAGGCCACGTGCTGGGTGCGGCGAGGTGAGCTGTGCCACGTCGTCGGCTTGTAAGCTATGAGTGCCACGACGGGCACGGAACTGGCGCAGGCGAGCTGGCCAAACCCGGTGTCGATTGTCACCAAGCAGGCGGCGCGGTCCATCAGGCCGAGGAAGTCGTGGAAATGGGGCGAGCGATAGTCGGCAAGGTCCACAATATGCGCAACCTTGGCTGCGCCAGAGAAGGTCTCTCGCAGCGCCTGCATCATCGCCTCGCGGTGCTCGAACGGGGAAGACACGCCATCGGCTGCAACCAGAATGATTGGCAGGCCTTCCGGAAGGGCCTCGGCAAGCTTGGCCTCACGGGCCGCATTGCGTCGGTCAAACACCAGAGGCGCATTGGCCCAGTCGGCCAATCGCCCCACCTGATGCCATGACTCGAGGATGAAGGACGAAGTGTTGCGACCCACCGTGATGCCGTTGCCGTAAATCTGAGCGACCTTGATCTCGGTATAGCCAAGGCGCTTGCAGTGCTGGCGGGCCGACCCAACATCCTTCCAGTCGCCCTCCCATATTTCCGGCTCAACATAGCTCACGCCCTCCAAGAAGGAGGAGAACTGGCGATGCACCATGAGCGCTGCTTTCTTGCCGGTCTCCTTCCAGTAGAGATAGCAGAGCGGCAGGCTTGCGATGGCGTCTCCGGTTCGGCCGAGGTTGATGTATACCCGGCTCACTCTCGCCCGGTCCTTGGGGCGAATGGGGGAGTATGGCCCGCTCATGCGCTGTCGGTGCCGTCGAGGTGCTCTTGAACCTTGCTCAAGACCACTGCGTCAACCGGGATGAAGCCCTCGATGACTTGCGAGCTGCCCTGTTCACGTGATGCCTTCTCTTCCACGACCTTGGCGTGCATCACTGCCATGTATTCATCCACGATGGCCTTGATCTCCTCGCGGTCCTTGAGGCCCAGCTTCCAAAACATGGCGTTGGCCACGAATGTGCCGTGGTTGGCGTTGGCAATGGCTGACTTCAGCAGTCGCTGCGTTTGCTTGAGTTGCGCCCGGAGACCGAGCTTGGCGGGAGTAGGTTGGTTCATCGAAGTTGTTCGTCGTCGTGTGACTTGTTCGGATCGTGTTTCTTGAATTGGTCAATGGCCCACGACGCAAAGCGGTCACGAGCCATGTGCCAGTGTGTGCATAGCTTATTAACTGGCAAGCCTTTTCTAAGCTTGGGACCGACCTCGCACTGCCAGAAACGACACTGGCACTCAGGCAGGCCGAGGTCCACAACGTAGGCTTCGTGGCCCTTGGTGCGACTTTGGATCATCCATCTGAGTGGAGAGTCGTATGGCTCGTGCTTTGGCACGTCCAGATAGGCTGTTTCGTCAGGGATTGGCATCGGAGTCGGTGGCGTAAAGGGTGTCCAAGACCTTTATCTGGTTCTTCTGCGCCCACCTGTAGCAGCGCTGGAAGTGGACGGGCTTGTGCTGTCTTAGCCAGAATCCAAACTGGCTGACAGCGGTGCGGCGGGCTCTCGTGCATGACTCCATGTATTTGTCGAGCATGGGCACAAGCTCAGGAAACACGTCTGCCGCATGCTCGTTCAGCAATCGGCAGACATCCGTCTTGGTGACCTTGATCTTGGGGTTGCCTACGATCATGGGCTCAATGGTCAAACGGGAACGACGGATTCCACTTGCCGGCTGGCCAGTAGTCCTTGGACGAACACCACAGCCAAACATGGGACAGGAATTCAATGTAGGCCTCTTGCTGCTCTTCCATTGAGTAGAGTTTGTCGTAGGGGCGGCTGGGATTCTTGGAGTCGATCACCACGGACATGATGCGTGGCAGCACGCCATGCATGCGCCTGTAGGCACCGGCATAGAACGACAGCTGGCGCGAGAAACTGTCATAAAACTCGGCCTTGCCGTCCCTGACCTTCTTCGTCTTGTAGTCGAGGATGACCAGACCGTGCTGCTTGTGCTGCACAATTCGGTCCACCTTTCCGGCCACGCCAATGGTCTCGTCCGCCAGCTTCACCTCGCTCCCGATAGTGGTCTCAATGTTGTCGGCATGCCACGGAAGGTAGGCCTCATAGAACGGCAGGATCGCCGGGTCGGAGGTGCCATCATTCTCGAGGGCGGCGTGGATGCGGGTGCCTAGATCGGCTGCGTTATCCCGCACGCCGTCAGCCAGCTTCAGGATACGCTCGGCGTATGGCTGGTCGTCCTCGCCCTCAAGGCGCGGGTTATTCACGAAGGCCTTGGCCACTTGGTTCTTGATCCATCGGCTCAAGACTGGATTGGCCCGGACTTCTTTCTCGATGCTGGTTGGGCTCGGGAAGAGCTTCTCCTTGCGGGCGCGCCGAAGGTCGGCGTCGTGCTGCTCCACGACAGAGCCGTCCGGCATGACCTTATACCAGTGGGCACTGGTCTCTTCCTTGACGAAGTTTTGTTGTCCTTGTTTCAATAGCATAAATCAGGGGGTCCACAGTCCGCGGACGTATTGGAACTCAACGGATCGCCCGTTGACTCCTATTCTTTTTCCAGCCTCGATCCAGCACTTGCGCCTGCCCTTGCTGAAGCCGCGCTGGTGCAGCATCTGCATGATCTTCAGGCAATCCTTCTTCTGGGCATCGGTGATGCGCCTGCCGCCAATCTTCTTGGGCTTATGGCCCTCTTCCCTGCGGCGAATCTGGGTGTAGTGACTCAGGCTATTCGCATTAACCTCAGTGACACGCGCAGCCTCGCCTAGCCCAACCTCCTTACTCAGCTTGTAGGCTTCCTCCAGAAGCCCCACGCTGTAGACACGTTGGGCCTGCGATTGGCGCGCAGAGCTGCACTCCGAGTGCCGGCTAAGGTCACTCAGAGTGCAGTGTCGCAGGGGCTTATTTAGTCCCGGTAGCATGCTCAGAACGGGACCTCTTCGTCCAGAATCTCCTGCTTGGCAGGAGCCGGAACGGACGGCTTGTTGACATTGGCCCCGGCCGCATGGGCCGCAACGTCGGCTTCGTGTGCAGCGCGGTGGGATGCCTCGTCACCCATGTCCAGAGGCTCGCGGCCTTCCGCGCCAGTGGCCTGCATGACCTCTTCGCAGAATGTGACCTTCTTCTGAATCCACTGAGGCATGTTCACAGGGAATCGTAGGTTCGTCAGGTCAGCACCCTCCAGCGTGAAGTAGAGCGACGGGTTCTCCTGCTTGACGACAGGAATCTGGGCCATGAGCTTCGAGATGCTCTTGATATTGGCATAGACCTTGTCGCCCTTCTCCTCGTGGATGACGCCCAGCATGCAGTTCACGCCGATCAGGACCTTCGGGTCGAAACCCTCCAGCTCCTGTGCCGTGAACTTGCGACCACGCCAGCTCTCCAGCATGCCGCGGAGAACGGCCTTCTGGTTGAGGGAGGCGGTCAACGTGATGCTGATGGCCCGCGGCTGGTCCTTCTTGTCTCCGAAGTCCGCCCTGACGTAGGGCAGCTCGAAGACAAGCACAAGCTTGCGCTTGGAACCGTGCTGTGGGTTGTTGGACTTCTGCGTGCCGGTGTCAACGACACCGTAGCAAACGGCCTGATGGGTCTCGGCCGGTATGGGGGCGAAATCGGCTCCGCCTTTGTCTGTCAGTTTGAACGTGCTCATGGTTTGTTAATCCCCAAGTTTAGGGGAAAGTTTTTGCTCGGGCCGCTTGGTGGTTCCACACAGCTGAGCATACGTCTCGGGGGTGTGGATGGCGCCGGCTTTGGAAACGCGGATCACGGCCTTGGCTGGGCGGCGGGCAAACAGGCCACCACTGGTCGGGTCAACCTTGATGGTCACCCCGCCAAAGCGATTGTTGCGCGCTTTCATGGACGCAAACACCACCTTCTTTCCGTCGTGGGGCTCAAGCTGGTAGTGGTCGTAGATCGTGCCCAGCATCTCGCCTGTTCCATCGCTGACTGAGAAGGTCTGCTGGGTGTATGGCGTGCCGTCGTCGCGGTGCTTTTCCACTCGGGGACTGGTCACCGTGAGGCGACCACCAACAGCCTCGACAATGGTGCCGTCCGGCAGCTTTAGGGCGTCGATGACAGGGATCACTTGAAGAATTCTTTGGCCGCCATGTCGGCCGAGCTAACATCGATCGCAATGTGCCCGTTGTTGGTGTTGGGGTTGCTGAGCATCGCCTTCAGGACCTCCAGTTTGACGTGCTCGAACTTGCTCATCCCGGGATAATACCGCTTGCTCGTTGTGAGCGGAACCGCCGGTTCATCTTTATTTTCCATGCCCCCAACATACGGCCCCGCATACGGCCGTCAAGCACTTATTTGTATGGGACGAACTCGCTCTTCTTGGGCGGAGGAAGTTGCGGCCCCGGAGGTGGTCCATCCGTAACGATGTTTCCAGCGCCGCCCGCACGGAAGCGATCCTGCAGCCTGAGACGCTGCTCCAGCTTGTGGTCCAGCTGAATCTGGCGGTTCGGGCGATACTTGGTTGCACGCACCTGATTGATTAGCGCGTTCGGAACGCCGGCCATGTCCATGCCGCGGCGGATTTCCGAGTCTCCCAGACCGAATGTCTTTCCGTCGTCATAGAGCTGCACCAAGTCCGAGAAGACCTCGGCCTGCGCATCGGTCATCTTCTTGTAGGCAGCGGCCTTCTCCTCGGGGGTGAACGATGGGTTCTTGCGGACAGTCTCGGTGTAAAGCTTGCCGGCGTTGGTGTAGCGGGAGTAGATGTCGGCCGAACGGCGCGGAAGAATCACGCGGGCATCGATGGTGGTCGAGCGGCGACCAAGTGTGCGTAGCGCCTCCTCCTTCATCGAGTAGACCTGACCAGATGTCCCCACCGGGTTGTCGCTAAGCGCCTTGGACATACGCTGCGCCTTGCTCCAGCCACCCGGGGCAAACTTGTTCAGGATGTATTTGCTGATGACCTTATTCTTTTCCGGGTCCTCCGGGTTGAAGATACGCTCGCCAAATTCGTTCTTGTTGCCCCGAATCTGTTCAATGGTTCCGGCCACCGGGCCTAGACTCATGACGTTTTCGTTGGAACCGCCGAGGAATGGCTCAAGCGCGACTTCCGNCGTGCGCTCGAGCCCCTGCCAGAATCCACCGTCCTTGGCGGCCTNGATGCCTTCGCNGAACGGAGTCGTCAGCATGGCGTTCGGCAGCAGGTAGCTCTGCTCAACGATGGATGCGCGGCCATTCTCGATCGGTCCGCCGAACATGATGGCAGAATTCTGGATGTAGCTTGGGCCGATGCGGCGCGCTGCATCTTCCTGCTTATCCGTGATGCCGTTGCTCTTGTTGACCCAGTAGGAAACGCCACCGCCAGAGGCAGCCGCCGTAACCAGCGCCAGAGAGGCAAGGCGACGGGCGCCCTTGCGCAGAATGGCGTTGTTTCCTGTCTCTCGCCCTTCCTTGACCTCAGCAGCGCCAAGGCGGGCCCCGTTGATGGCTGCACGGGCGGTCGCGTAGGGGAAGTTGATGAAGGCCGGCAGAACACTGTATCCGGAAAGCTTGCGGAGGATATGCGGCACCTCGGAGTAGATCATTCCGGTCATGCGCATGGCGCGGCCAGCCAAGTCGTCAATAGCGCCGTCTGAAAGGTCCGGGTAGGCCTTGCGATAGTCCGCCCGCTCGCTCAGGAACCCGGCGATACGAGCCACGGTGTCGGCTGCGGCAAACTCGCCACCAGACACCTCAAAGCGGGCCAGCATGGCTGCCTTGCGGGCTGTCGGATTACTGATTCCGTTCTGAATGAAGGCGTCGATCTTGCCCAGCGCCCCGTCGAGCGTGCCGTTCTTGATGTTTTCTTGGAAGTCGCGGCCGATGGCGGACTCGTCCATGATGCCCTGCTCCGTCATGACCTTGATGAGATCGTTGATGGCTTTGCCATTCGGGCCACCGGTAGGGTTAATCAGGCCGGCCTGCGTCAGCAGCGCCTTGGTTCCTTCGCGGTAACCTTTGCCAAGCGGGTTGAGGGCGCGTCCATTCTGGACGTTGTTCAGGTAGGCGCCGAGAGCGTTAATGGAGCGGGAGTCGGTGCTCGGGATGATCTTCATCCACTTGAACACGCCCGTCGCCGTGCGAATCGGGTCAAGAATCAGCTTCTTGGCGAGGTTGTCGTCCATGCCGGACTGGTTGAACAATCCTTGGAACTCCTCGCGGAACACCGGGTCGATGTAGACGCCATCCCAGTTGTCGTATGAGCCGTTGAGCTGCGTGCCGGCCTTGACGAAGGGCTGGAATCCCTTGGACGCGGCCACGTCGGCGTCCTTGGTCATGATATTCATGCCCGAACCGATCCCGATCAGCTCACGCTGTTGGCGGTCACGCTCAATCAACTGCACTTGGTTGTCTACCGTGCGATAGGCGTTCTTCAGTGGGTCTTTGACCTCTCCCAGCACCTTGCGCAGGCGCGTGTCAATCTCCTGCTTCTGGTAAAGCGACGTCACGTCCTTGCCGCCGATTTCCTTGCGACCGATGCTGAATGGACCGAACTGGTTGCGGTCAAGGAACTGGTCCAGTAGCACCTTGGCTTCGTCTCGGGTGACGTCGGAAGGATTGAGAAGCTCTTGGTAGAGCGCCCTAACCTTCGGCAGTCCCGGCTGCTTGCCGCCAGCCACCCAAGCCGCGACCCTCGCCGCGTCAGCGTCCGTCATCCATGGGCGGAGCGACTTGATGGATGCCACGGCGTCATCCGAACCGCCAACGGCCTGCTTGGCAACAAACTCGATGGTGTCCGCGGCGAACTTCTGTTCTTCCGGGCTCTTCGGCTTCGGCTTCCAGCTCTCCTGAATCGCGTCGAGTGCTGCGCTGACATCCTCAGGCGCAAGGCTCTCCTTGTAGGCGCGCAGCTCACGCTCGTTCTTCAGGTCGAAGATGGCGTATTGACGGGCAAGATAGTTTCCACCGTTCTCCGCGATGGTGTCGCGGGTGGCCTGCGTCAGGCCCTCCATGTTGTTCAGAAGCGTCGCGTTGTGGGCGCGAATCCCAAACATGCGGGCGGCATCCTTCTGGAGGTTGGCCGGAAGCTGCTCCAGCTTGCTGATGTCCAAGAAGACCTCATTGATCTTGTCGAAGACGGCCTGCTTCTGCGGCCCGCTATGCTGCGTGACCACAATGCGACGCATGTTGTTCAAGATGGAGACCGTCTCGGCCAGACCAGCCATGATGCGATACTGTGCGCGCTGGGTGGCATCGTAGAACGGCTTGCGCATCGGGCTACCGCGGAGAGCGATGTTCTTCCACTTCTCGGCCAGCAGCGCTGTGTCGGAAATGCGCTGCATGATCGGCTTGTGATCGACCACCATGCCCAGCGAACGGGCCACGCGAGAGCTGGGCTGCGGGCCTCCGTCGCGCCGAATGGCCCGCTTGCCCGGGGTCAATGCGCGGGATGTGCCGAAGCCAGCGGCAGCACCGCCAGCGGCCCAAGCCAGCATGTTCTTCAGCCGGCGGGCTTGGAACTGCTCTTCGCTTTCGTCCTCCCTCTTTTCCGTGGAGATGAAGCCGTAAGCACCGCCGAGGCCGGTGCCAGCAAGCGAGCTGAGGGCATCTTCAGAGACCGAACCACGCTGCTGACGACGGAAAGCGCCCTTGCGGCGGTTCTCCGTGTTGTCTGGAGGTGGCGGTCCATAGTCCGGAGTTGCTTCGGGCTGAGCCTGCTGCGTCGCGGCTGGCGCAGGCGCTACTTGCCCTTGAGCTTCAGGTAGGCGAGCTTCAGGTCGGCGAGTTCCCGGCGCGTCGCCTCCAGTCTCTTTGAGGGCGTAACCTGCGTAGCCTCCTTGAGATACGATGAAATCGCCAGCTGTAGAAGGTGATTCTCGAAGCGCAAGTTCATTGCCGAGGTCGGAAAGATTTTTGTTGATGATGGCATATTGTTCTAGGGTTTTGGTTTGTTCGGGCAGGTTCGCCACCGGCTTGATAATTTCTCCCGCCCTAAAGGTCAGTTGTCGAGCCAAATCCTCGCCTTCGGAGGGCGTGACTTGGTGAAGAGCCTCATGGAGACTGATTCCCGCGACTTTGGAACGGAACCTTTCATACACGGTCCGGTCGAGGTGCTGCTCGACGAACGCAGACTTTTCCTCCATCCTGTCCATTCCCTCAACGTGCGGAAGATTGGCCGCTTCTTCCGCTAGGAAGGCGGAAGCCTCAGCCTTTGCGTCGCGCCAAGACAGGAACACGTCGTGGTAGATTCCGGACTCGCTGGCGTCTTGCCCGCCAAAGTGGACACCGTAAGATTTACCACCCGTCAGCAGGCCCATATATTTTGCGCGCCCGAAATTATCCTCCGGATACTTGCGCGCCAGCGCCTCGAGGATCGCGTTCTGGATGTCACCAGTCTCTTTGGCGATGAGATTGACCTCGGGATTCTTCCTGATGCGCTCAAGAAGCTCAGGGCTTGCATTCTGGCCGACGTCAAGAATGACAAGGTCCTTTTGCCCATCAAGTCTCGGCGCGTCCTTGACCGCGTTACGATAGATGTCGTGCAATCGCTCAAGCTGGGCCTTTCCTGATGCATTAAGCCAGTTCGTGATAAGATTGGCCGCATCATCAGTCAGATTCTCGCGGTTGGTTGTGAACGGATAAAGCTTATCCTCGGCCGCAACCGACGGTTTGATGTTGACCGTTATTCCCCCCGGAAGCGAAACGGCGTCGTGAAACTGACGGTGATCCCAGAACTGAAGGATGCCCCGGTTCAGAACACCGAATTGTTGGTAGCTGGATTGCTTGGTCCTTCCCCCCTTTGGGGCAATGATTTCAATCGTTCCAAACGGAGCGTCGATAGTATGGATAATCCCCATGTCATGAGGCTGTTCGCCATACCGGTTGGCGCCGACGCCAATCCCAAGCTGGCCGGCTAGGCTATTTGGGTCTACTCTGTAACCCGATGAGACGAGCCGACGCTCAATTTGCGGAGTGTGTCTTGCTGCATCGGAAACGAACATGTCCGCATCCCACGGGTTCTTTGTTTCGATGCTCGCGAATGTTCCCGTATTCATAGCGACGCTGTCCGAAACATACTCGTAGCGAAGCGTCATTCCGTCGGAAAGCTCAATATCCTTGTCAGGAACAAGCTTAACATTTGGCGGGTTGTCGATGTAGTCGTAGTAGGCCGGGCCTGATCCCTTGAGCGTGGAAATAATCAGGCCGGGACCGTCTGGATTCTTGGCGGCGGTGACGACTGTCCATCCCGGGTTGCCGCCCAAGATTGCAATCTTCGCAAGGCCTAGTCCACCGGCAGAGCCAACGCCCTTGCCGCTTTCTCCTGCGGGCAGGAACTTATCCAGAATGATGTCGGGCGTCATGCCCGGTCCAGTGTCACCAATGTGGAACATATCCCCATCGTATCCGCTGTATATTACCTTTGGTATCCCATCGGGATTCCTCATGACGGCATCGGCCGCGTTCTGGAACAGCTCCTTTCCAGTGGTCATGGACGTGTTCGCAGAATACAGCTTGTCGCCCATCATCTTCACGATCCGGCCGACATTGGCGGACTTTCGCTTGCCCGGGGTTGATGGACTTGCCGGCGATGAAGGCACCGGGGTCGGCTCAGCCAGAGCAACTTTGGCTCCGTCTTGGGCCTTCTTGTCTAGCGCAATAGACGCCTGATCTCTTGCCTCGAACCAATCAACAATCCTCTTTGGGGCTTTGCTTTTTGCGATAACCCTTCCTTTTACCGCAACGTCGGTTGTAGACCGGAACGTGCCGTCTTGGGCGCGGGTCCAAGTATTTCCGGACGGGTCCTCGACCGCGACGTATGCGTTGTCGAACCTTCCTCTCAACTTAACATAGTCATCACCAACCGTTGGGCGATACCTATCATTGAACATTCGTCTGGACATGTCTATGTAGTGGTCCCACGGGTCTCTGTTTTCGATCTCCTTATCAGCCATGCCGCTTATCAGCGATCGCTCATCAAAATTATCATCCACGCCATTCTTGGGTGGCTTCGGCAGCTTCGACACGTCATAACCCTCGGCCTTCAGCGTCTGCTTGTCCACCGTGCGGCCACGCGGGTCCTCCGGGGTGCGGTCCACCTGATAGTAGCTGTTCTCGCCCTCCTTGTAGAGGAACTGGGTGTCCTCCGGGATCGCCTTGAGCTGGGCCTTCGTTGGGCGTGAAATTGTTGGCAACGCAATACCGGAAGACGGCTGCTGCAACTGTTGCGGCAGCGGAGCCGCGTTGCTCGGCGGCATCATCTGTTGCGGATCGGGGGCCTGCTGGGCTGGTGCGCTGGAAATCTCGTTGAGCACCCCCTGTCCCGTGCCCGGCTGGTTCTCAATAGCCTTGGCCGCGGTGGCTGCAGCGTTCGCAAGGACAATGGGCTTCGGCTCCAGCAGCTTGGTGGCCTTCTCGGCTTCATCCGCAACGCGCTGTTGCTCAGCAACGGCGTCCTGCTGCTGCTTGTTGGCAGCCTCGGCAGCCTTAACCTGCTCCATCTCGACCTTCTGCTGCGCCTTCAACAGGTCTTCCTGCTGCTTCTGCTGCTTTTCAACAGCTGCAACCTGCGCTTCCTGCGCTTCGACCGCCGTGTCCACCTTCTCTTGGGCGGCATTCTTCTTGGCGATCTGGCTCTCGAGGGAAATCTTGGCATCAAGCGCGACACGCTGCTCGATCATGGTCAGGGTGTCCCCGCGGAGCTTCACTTCCTGCTTCAAGATGGCCAGCTTCTGCTCCGGGTCTGAGGCTGTGGCCATGCGCTCGGTGACGGCCTTGATGGTCTTGCTGGTGCTCTTGGGCGGAGGAAGTTGCGGCACCTGAGGCGGGCCATCCGGAACGATGTTTCCAACGCCGTCCTGAAGCAGCAGCTGGGGCCCGCGGCCCAGCGCCAAGGTCGGCTCGACCGGCGGGACGTATTCCGGCATCTGGTTGACCGGGCGAGCGCGGCCTGCAGCGCGCCTGAGCGCATAGGCCTGCATCTCGTGCCCGCGGCGCAGCGTGTCCATGGCTGGGCTCAAGCCAATCAAGGCCGAGAAGCCGCCTCCCATCAGGCCCATCTCGGCCAAGCGCTGCGAGTCCAGCTCTCCGGTCTGAGAAAGTTGCAGGGCGGCATCCATGCCAGTATTAGTGATTGCGCCCGCGGCGGTGTCCGCCAAGCCTTGTGTGACAGCGGCCTTGAGCGGGCTGCGTGCGATGAAGCGGGCCGGGAGCCTCGGCAGGGCCGGAACAGCCGCGCCAAGGCCGGCCATTGCCCCCCAGTCCAAGTCCTCCTTCAGGTTGCCAAGAAAGCTTTTCTGCGGCTTCTCGTAGCCCCGGGCGTCCTCGTAGATGTTGGCCAGTCGGTTGCCGATAGCGCCAGCGCCAGCCGTGATCGGAACCATGCCGGGGCCAGTCTCAACAGAAAGGACCGCCGCGGCCAGAGGCAGGCCAGCGCGCAGGCCGGTTGTGACTAGCGCGTCACCAGCCTCAGCGAATGGATTGCGCTCCGGGTTCAGCTCGGCCTCGGCTGCATCACGTCTCTGGAGAAAGCGGAAACGGCTCACAGACTCTGCCATGGCATTGGCGCGCATGGCTTCTGGAGAATACGGCGAAGCCGGTTGGGCTTCGTATGGAACGAAGCCTTTGCCCGAAGGGGTGCTACCCGATGGATGCGCAACGAATGGCATGTGGATTTACTGCCAGCGCCCAAGTTGCCCGGCAACCCGAATCTCTTGGCCCTCTTTGATTTGACCAGCATCATAAGCCGCTTGGGCCTCTTCCGATGTGTTGAACTGAGGAACAGGAGGCCGGGCCGAAAACGACATGGGAAACATCTCTGGAACGGGTGCTCCCCCGGCCGCAGGAGGCCGCGCAGGAACTGGGGCAGGTGCGGCAGCGCGTGCCGGCGCCGAAGCGGATGGACGCTTAGCGGCATTAACCGCCGCCTGTTCTGCAGGGGTAAGTTTCAGCTCTTCAGGCACGAAGCCTTGCGTTGCCATAATTGTCATCTGGGCGCGGAGTTTATTCATAGCGCTGACACCTTCCGTTGTCTCGGCGAGGACTGCGCCTTGTTCCTGATTGAAGCCTGCGTCTACCGCAAGGACCTCGAGACGCCGACCGGATGTGGTGCCCGGAGCAAGGGTTCCCGGCATTGCGTTGAGGCGCTCGAGCCTATTCCTCCAGAACTGAATCTCCTCCGGGTCTCCACCGGCCTCAGCCTGCTGAAACCGGGAAACGGCGCGTTCGTATGAGTCCTTTGGGGTGTTGCGGTTGTTGGCGAGCGCATCACTTGCGCGCACTGCAGCCTCACCCTTCAGGTTGTCGGAATCAATCTGGGCCTTGGTGCGCAGCATCCTTAGCGGGCGGCCGGTGTATGTGCCCCTCTCCCCAGTGACCGGATCAAAGAACTCGAGGTTTCCATATTCCACCTCGTTTCCGTCTTCATCGGTATCGGTAAACGTGCCCGTCTGCTTCTCGACGATCCCCTCGGCCTTCCCAACCTGCCCCGGAAGCTCCGCGTCTGCCAGCGTCTTGCGATTCTCAACGAGAGCCAGATTGGCCGCGTCCATCCGCTCTGCCGTTGGGCGACGGCCGATGTTATAGGCGCTCTGCTCGGCGCTGCGGGCCTCTTGTGCATCCTGCAGTTTCTGCTGGTGGCGGCGCAGAACAATGTCCTGCAGGCCACCGGCCAGTTTCATGCCGGCCCCGAGGCCGTCTACGATTCCGCCGTATGGGTTGAACATGCGTGGGTCAGCCAGCTGCACGTCCGGCATGACGCTGACTTCGAAACCGCGGGTCTGGATTGGTGATGGCATGGTATTATGAGCCGAAGATTCTGGAATTTACCTACCCCCCGACCCCGGGGAGGGCGGCGGCACTGTTGGCGGCAGCACTGTTGGCGGCTTCCTATTTTCGTAGAGCCTCGCAGCGTTTCCAAGGAGACCAAGGCCAGCGCCAGTAAGCGCTCCACCAAACTGACCGAGGCCAGCCGCCGCAGAGGAGCGAAGTCCGGCAGCCTGCTGGGCTGCGTTGGCCTGCAGATTGGAGTTTCCGACAGCAAGGTTGGCAATGGAGGCCGGGTCCAGTCCGGTCAGCGGCTGCTGGATGCTTTGGCCGAGTTGAGCCGCCTGTAGGGCGCGACCATAGCCTTGCTGGCCCATCGCATTCAAGCCGAAGCCGGTGTTGGCGCGCTGCTGCTGCTGGCCTAGAGCCAGCTGGGCGGCAGAAAGCCCGAAGTTGTTGAGCGCCCCCATGCGCTGGGCCGTGAACTGGTCCTGAGCCTGACCAAACTGGCCGGCGGTTGCAAGGCGCTGCTGCGAGAGCTGCAGGCTAGTTAGCCCAAGGTCGCGGGCGGAAATATCACGGCCCAGACCCAGCGTGTCACCGAAGCCACCGGCACGGGCTGCGGAAGAGCGGATGACTTGGTTGGCGGTTTCGGTATCCAGCTTGCCGCCAAGCTGCAACTGCTCAAGAGCGCGAGCCTGCGACGCCTTGCTCAGATCAGACTGGTCATAGTCCTGATACTGCGGCGTGACGTCCTGTCCATTGAAGTCTTGGAATAGGCGCTGCTGGATCGCCTCGTCATACTTACCGTCACCCAAGGAGTCGATAACCGCCTGAAGGGAGCGCGTGCGTAGCTGCGGAGCGAGCGGGTTAAGCTCCTGCTCAAGCGCGGCCGAATTGCGGGCGTTGCGGATGGCCTGAGCCTCCGCCATCTTGTTGACCTCGCCGACGTTCACGCCGGAATTCTTGGCGGCTTCGGCAGCCTGTTTGGCGGCCTTCTCCTGGTTCGACATGGACTTGGCGGCTAGGCCGAGACCGCCTACCGCTGCAGCTGCGCCGACGACTGCTGATACTGTGACCATGTTAGGTTAGTTCCTTGAAGTATGAGGTTTCCACGGCAAGGTAGCCGCGGCGTTCGTAGATGTGCGCCAGCCTTTCCGGCTGGAGATTGAGAAGGTGGATCATGGAGCAGCGAACCGCGCCACGGCGTCGGGCCTCTTCTTCGTAGGCGATCAGAAGCTCAAATCCTCGGCCACGGGCTTCCGGTTTCACGAACCAAAAGCATTCATTGGCTACCAGCTTTGCATCGTTGAGGTCTTCAGCGACGATTGCGCCGAATGTGCCGACGATCTTGCCTTCGGAGAAAAGGCCGAGGATGAACCCGATGTTCTGCTCGATGAGGGACTGCCACTTGGCACAGAATACGCCCGGGATGAACGCACCCGGAAGCATGCCCTCAGCCCAGAAGGCCGGGCCCATTTCCGCTACTTCAGCGAGTTGTTCGACTGTGATCTGTTTAACCAATGTAGTGGTAGAATCCGGTCCAAATGAGGCGACCGTCCTTCGGGCTCGAGCCCCACGCGGCCTGCGGGTAGCGGGAGTGGAAGAGATGCGATGGATAAGTAACGAATCGGTTGGCCTTCTGGCCCACGAGAGAGACCATATCCCACTTGGATTCATCGGCCCCGTCCTCGTTCAGCTTCTTGATGAATTCCTCGACGGAAAGCGTGGTGTTGGCCGCGATCCACTCGAGCGTCGGCATGGCGTCAATTCCATGTTCCTTGTGGCGCCAGAACGCGGTGCCTGCGCGCACTCCTTCCGGAGCGTCGTTGAGATACAACACCGCCGCAAACGGGTCGATGGCGTTGTCTGAATGGATGTGCGTCGTGCAACTTTCCGTGGTGATGCCGAGACGGAAGCAGTTGATGCCAACCTTGACCGGCTTATCCATGCTCAGGCTAATCAGTCCGGCGATGTTCTCGGGCTCGAAGTCAACGCTTACGCCGTGGTATGGGTACCCCTCATATTCTTTGGTGGAATAGTCCAAGCCCTGCGCGGCCCTCAAGAGGGCCTTCGGGGCGAAATAGAAATCATCGATGACTGTCAGTGTTTTCATAGAATTAGCGGATGCGGAACCCGGATAGGCGGGTCGGGTTCATCTCGATGGTGCAGGCCGCATCAACGGTGAAATCGAATCCAAGTCCAACCGTGTTTCCGGCACCCAGCTGATAGGTGGTCGAGCCAACCACGGTCTGGCCTCCGGTGCCATCGGTCTCTTCGTTGTTGAACCTGTCCGATGGCGTTCCGTTGACAAGGAAGAAGATTCCGATTTCTACGGCCGTTGGTGCGCCGCTGACAACATCTGTTCTGACCTCTCCTTGGAACGTATAATATCCTGCCGCTGGCGCGGTGAAGACATTGCTCCCAAAGCTGTTGTCTGGATCGAAGCTTTCGGCGCCGAGGTCCACCGATCCCGTCTGGCTTCCAGCCCCACCAAATACGACGCTCTGAGCCGCGGCAGAAACCCCGCTGAACACTCCCTGACCGGCAACAATCGTGACGCCGGGGATGGCTGCAATCGCGGCGGTGGTGTAAGCATTAGCGGCGGCTAGGGTGATGGCAGCCTGCGTCGCAATTGCAGCGTTCATGGCAACCGTTGTCGAGAATCCGGCCATGGTGGCCGCGTAGACGTCAACCCATGCGCCGCTGAAGTAGGTCTTGAGGGCGAGCGGAGAGCCTGCGCCGTTTAGCTGAATCCAGAACTGGAACAGCGCCGGGTCCGGCGCGATGGCGCTGACCGAATATCCCAAGCTGGCGGACGGAATCACAAACGGAACATACGAGCCGCTCACCGAGTCCCAGTAATACCATGAGTTTCCGTTCTTCGCCCAAGGACCAGAATNACTGGTTGGCGCGGTGGCGCCGATGGTGAAGAGCGCGAAGTCCTGCTCGGTAAAGATGCGGCCATTCAGGCCAAGCCTATTCGCAAACTCTTGCGGGGTATATCCTTGCCCGTTGTTTGGAAGGGTTCCGAAATCGACTGTGACGGGTAGTTGGCTCATCGGCTTGTGGGTATTAGTAGTTCTACTAGTGTAATTTGGAGAGTCAAGGCAAGTTTACAGCGGGTCGAGTGAGCCGCTTGCCGTGAAGGTGTGGATTGTGTCGCCGCCATCCGAAGTGACCGTTCCGCCGGTCCAGCGAGGAGCGCCATAGTAACGAAGAACGAGTTCTCCGCGGAATCCATTTCCGCCATTGTTCCCAGCACTGCCAGAGCCACCGCCACCGCCAGCGCCCGGGCCTGATCCATTGAATCCGTTCGTGATCTTTCCGCCAGCTCCGCCGCCATCGGCACCACCGGCACCGGGAGTCTGAATAGGCTGCACGCCGCCGCCACCGCCGGGACCGAAGCGTGTCGGCACGGCAGGGACAGACGAAAGGGCGCCATCGGCGCCGTTGCCGCCGTTCTGGCCGCTATTGTAGGCGCTCTGCCCGTTAGCCCCAGAGCTTGCTCCGCCGCCGCCAGCAACTTGGTCTCCTCCAGTCCAGAAACCAGAGCCGCCCGTTCCGCCCGGGGCGCCCGTTCCGCCCAGCGTGAAGACTCCAGCGCCACTCGATTGACCGCCACCGCCGCCGGGGCCTCCACTTCCTCCGACTCCATNTGAGCTAGGGAATCCACCACCACCGCCACCGCCACCGCCCTTGACTGTGTCGCCATTGAAGATCGTATCACCACCGATTTGTCCGCGATAGTTGAGTGCGCTCGTTGAACCGAGGCCTCCATCGCCAATGACGACGGAGTAGGGCAGTGTTGGATTCAGCTCGATGCTGTCCCCGAGGAACTGACCGCCGCCTCCGCCGCCTCCATAGAGCTTGCCGCCTCCGCCTCCGCCGCCAACCATGGCGCGCTCAACGCCCGTGACGATGATGACTGTCAGCATGGCTTCGCCTGAATCAACCGTGCATCCTCCCGCAGCGGCTTCAACGCGATACAGATAGCCCTGCTGGTCGGCAGTGATCGCAATGGCGGTCAGCTCGTCAGTGGTTGCCCCTGAATACTGGGCCCCGTCAATGATGTCATCCCAAGAGATTCCGCCATCCGTCGAAACCTGCCACTGGTAAGTGATCGTGTCCTCAGTGCTGATGTCTGAAGTTGCCGAGAATACCGCGTTCTCGCCAGCATCCACAGAGACCGAAGCCGGCTGAAGCGTGAAATACGGGCACACCAAAACATAGGGCGGGATGTAGTCCAGCTCGACAACTCGGATGTTGGCCGGGGCAAGGCCTTTGAATGGCTCTGACATTAGGTCTTAGCGAATGGGTTGATGTTCGGAACCATGTGGTTCAGGCGCTGGGCACGACGGCGGCAACCGGCACACCCGCTCTTGCCAACGACTTTAGCAATAGGGGCGAAGACCTTGGTAAGCGCATCTCCAAGTCCAAGCGTGCGCGGCGCGGCCGATGTGGAGTTCATCGGGTTCGAAGCGTTGAGTCTATCCGTGTATTTCATTAGACGAAGATTCCAGCCCGGAAGTGGGCGTCGAAGTTTGCCGCGCAAGCCGCACGCCTGTCTGCGTCCGCCTGCGAGATCACGCTGGTGCGCTCCTGTGTTGAGCAGTAGGTCGTCGTGCCCGGGGAGCTGGCGTCAGATGAGTCGCTGGAAGATGCAGCCGAGGAGGCGTTGTTGGCCGTGATACAAATCGTCGCCTCTGCCGTGTAAGTCGGGCCAAATGGGTTTCCGTCCGGGAACAGCTCAAGCCCGCCGCAACCATCTCCGTTGACGGATCGAGGCCCTTCTTCGTTTTCTTCGCACTTGCCGCTGTCCTTCTGCTTATCGCCTGTGACGTAAATCTGATAGGCCGTGATGCCCATATTTCCGGACCATGCCATAAACAGGCCGAAGGCGTAATCGATCTGATTGAGCAATTCTCGCTCAACTCCGCATGTCGTGCAGGAGTCATTTCCTCCGGCGTCTTCTTCGGAAAGGATGATTCTGGTCTGGGAGCGATTCGGCCTGAACAGATTGTCGTTTGGCGCGACGCCTCCGTAGGCCGAGTCTGGATACACCTGACCCGTCGTGGCCACGATCTCCTTGGTTCCAATCTGAAAAGGGGAACCGTTCTCCGGAATGCACCACCATCGCAGCGAAACCTTTCCGGCAATCTGCGATGCGTAGAGTCGGGCAAAGCGGAAAATCTTGCGGTCGAGTGTTCCGAAATTGTGCTGCTTGGTCTGCAGGCTGCAGGTGATTGCGCAGCCATTGTCAGCTCGCTCTGGCAGGAAGCCTTCCCAAACGCGGTTGACCCCGTCATAGTCGTGAGAAATGAAGAACACGCGCTCGCGCCCACCGATAACCGCCTTGGACCACTGGAGCGGACGCCACCCAGTCCAATACCCCGGCCATGCGTTGGTGTTCTGCTCAAACGGAGACTGGTCCAGCACCCAAGTGTGGCGGTTGTATGGGTCGCCCGAAGGGACGCTCATCACGAGATAGTTTTCGTAGTATCCGGCTGCCACCACGGTCATGTCCGGGCCAATGTTCAGCTTGGAGGACATCATCGCCATGTCCTGATAGTCGATCTTGGACGTGATGTTCTGGTTGAGGGCGGAGTTCAGGTTCTGCAGGCCCGTCGCAGAGAACCACCACGTCAGACCGTATTGGTTCACCAGAGAGCGAGGGGCCACACAGCCGGTTGCCGGAAGGATCGTCTTCTGGAACCCAGAGGTGTCGAGCCATAGCTCACGGTCCTGAATGTTGGAAAGAAGCAGCGTTCCGTCTTTCTCCGTAAACGCCAGAATTCCGTCCTTGTCCGGCGTCTCGATGATTCCGGTGCAGTCGCCCGTAAGGTAGAAAGCGCGCCCTTCGTTGAGGTATTGGCTCTCGGTAAACTTGAGGGGATTGCCAATGTCCGAGGCGAAAATCTGGTTGCCGCGGCTGACCCACAGGCGGTTGTTTGACCAGACCGACCAAAGCCCGATCTTGGTTCCGTCCAATCCGACCTCCGTCTCCGCTCCCCCCGACGGCGTCGGATTGATGTGGCCGTGCGTGACGCCGTCCCAGTAAGCGGCGCGAGTCACGCCATCCTGCATGATAAGCACCGTCTTCGGCTGCTCGAGGAAGTAAAGCTGCCCCTCGGGCGTGTAGTCGGTAGACTGCTCGCAAAGGGTGAAGGAGACAAACCGGGAAACCGGGTTAAACTGCAGGCCATCAAGCTGGATGTAGGTTCTGAACGGGGACACGGACACGTAGATTTTGCCGTCCACCGCCGCAACATAGGCCGGCGTTCCGCCGTTGCTTGGGACAAAGAAGGCGCCTCCCTGCGCGTTGCCCCCAATCAGGTTCGACATGATTCGGGTGCCGGGACGAGTTCGGTAGTAGCCTCCGCGGTTCACGACGTTCATGCCCATGACCACCTCCGTGTCCTCCAGCGCCATCGGCTGCGTGAAGGAATCCGCGCCGCCGATTAGATAGGCGGAACCGGCTGGCTGTAGATCACCTTGAGTCTCACGGGGGGGCATTAGCAGTTGTAGATTAGGGCGTCCTGACCACAGTTATTAAACTGATCGGAGTTGACGATTTGCGGCGCAGAGACGACGGCCGGCTGCGTTGCTTTCTGGTCCTCAGAGAGGAGTCGGGCTGCTTCGTTTTCGTATCCGCTGGCAAGTTCGAGCTTGTCTTCGTAGCGGAACTTCACGGCCTTCACCGCCATGATCACGGCCTGCGAGGAATTCAGCGAAATCCAGTCGTTCAGGCCGGTGATAACCGGGTTCTTCTTCTGGTACTTGACGCGCACCCAACTGTGTGGCGGGACCTTGATGCGCTGGTAGCGCGGGTCGGTCTCCTCGGGCTCGTAGTAGCCGAGAAGGGTCTGTGCCGCCAGATCGTCTGGGTAGATCGCAAGAAGGCGAACGCGACCGGACGTCACGGCCTTTTGGATGCGGGTGATTCGCGTGATAGGGCCCACGTCAGCCGCACGAACAGGGAAACCGAACACGGTCGGAACGAGAAAGCCGGGCTCCATGACGCCGGTCTCTGGGTTGGGCGTGTAAATCTGGTTGCCGTTGGCATCTAGGCCGAAGACACGAAGCTGGGTGTTGTTGTCCGCAGCGGTCTCGAGTTCAGCCACGACGTAGACCGCCGAGCTGGGATCACGGATGACCGGGAACCAGCCGGCCAGCTGGGCGTAGTTGACGCCAACGCAGTCTTGGTTGCCGGGGCCATTCAGGTGGTAGTCGAACCATGACGCATCCGTCAGGTAGTTCGGCTTGCCGTTGGTCATGACGCCGAGAACGGTGCCGACAAAGCCCGGGAGAGTGACGTAGTTCTGCGTGACGCAGATGTCGATGTCCGCCACATTCGGATTCCATCGCGCCTTGTTCTGCAGCATGGCAAGGGCCTCAGTGAGCCTGCGGAACGCAAACTCCTGATTGCACTTACCCAGTGCATCAATCACGTCGGAATAGATGGAGGAGACAAGCATTGGGTTATTCGTCCTTCAGCTTCTTGGATGCGGTCTTCTGCATGCTCTCCATGATGGCCGAGGCAGCGTCCTGCTCCTCGCCCTCTTCCCCCTCGCCATCTTCGCCCTTCACCGACTTGCCGGGCTGGATACCGAAGACCTCAAGGGTGTAGGTGCAGACCCTCTCGCCGCGCTCATTCTCGCGCCACTCGCCGGCCTTGCACTTGCAAGAAATGGTGGCTTCGAATTTGCCGTCCGGGAACTTGATGGCGTCCTCCGAGGTGATATGCAGGCTTGGATAGCAGACACGCGCAGGCAAGTCTTTCTCGCCCGGGTAGCAGGAGTCTTTTCGGCTAAGGTCAATCATGGTGGTGTGTGGTATAAGTTTTTCTAATACTAAGTGTCAAGGCTTAGTTTGCTAGGGGGGAGAGTCCGTGGACGAGCTGTCATCGCCGGACAGCAGCCATTCAACACCGTTCCAGATTCCAACAATGCCCGGGATTGGCGCGTAGACCGGAAGCGCGCAATCGGCCTTGATGGAAAGCGGGAAGCCCTGACCGAGATCGGTGCATGGCGAGTCGAACGCATCGGAGTCGCAGTGGCCGCAGGTTGTTCCCCCACCACAGCAGGCCCCCCCAGAAGCGCCGCAGTTGCTACAGCTCATAGCCGCCCCCTCTGTGATTGCGATTAATCCAAGAGGAGCGGACCTTCAGGCCCCAGTAGATGATAATCAGCATCGCGGTCGGAACGCCAAGCAGAACCGTGGCAAACGCTGCCCATCCCCGAATGGCGTCCATCCACACGCTGGCAGAAGCGACAATAGGAAGACCACTGAAGGCGGTTGCAAATACGGGCTTCACGGCCCCGATGGTAGATTCAAAGCGTTCGATCATAGATTGTGACATTTTATGGGTGGAAGACTCGGCGCGAAAATCTCACGAGCTTCTGTTGCAGTCTTGTCGTAACCCCGTCGATTGCGGCAATGGCTTGGGTTGGGTCCTTGCGGATGTCTGATACCGCCTCAGCGAGGGCGCCGGGGCTGAGGTGCGTGACCTTGGTGTAGACGTAAAGGATCGCGGCTCCCGCTGCTGCCAGCATGAACCAGAATGCCTGCTTTTCAGCCCCCAGCTTCTCGGCCGCGGCCCACTCTAGGGCTTGGTCGGAAGCCCGCTTGGCGGCAATGGCCTTTGCCAGCTCGCGCTGGGTCGCACCGGCATCCCTGAGCAAAGCATCGTTGATGCGGTCTGCCTGAGACAGCTTCCCGCTCAGCTCGGCCACCTTGAGCTTCTCAAGCTCGAGAAGGAATGCCGGGTCGGGCGGTGCGCTCACCAGAGAAAGGCCGACAGGAACGAAGCGGCCGATGACGCGCCTCTGCTGGGATTCCGGAGCCTCCGAATTGGTCACGCCGATAGCCGTAAAGACAGACGCGATCTTTCCGTCCCGCTCCGCATTGATGCTGAGAAGGTTCGCCGTTGTCTCGGTGCTTTGCGTGGCCCGCTTAGCATCTCCGTTGAACCACTTGGTCTTGCTCAGCCCGTAGCCACCGGCGCCCAGAAGGACGATCACAAGCAGGATCAACGTGGCTGCTTCTGCGCGATGTGAATGCGGCCTCATGGTTTACGCGCCGGGGTTGGCCGCGGCGAGGCGGTCGATGGCAGCCTGAATAGTTGTCGGAGCCGCCCCAGCCCAGTTTCCGGGGACAGCGGCTGGATACGACACCAAGCCTGCTAGCGTCGTGAGCGTGACGACATCGGCGGCGACGCCGGTCAGGATCGAAGGATCAAAAAGCGCGTCGTGAATCAGGGTCAGGACGCTAGCTCCGCCATACTTGTTGATGCTTCCGCTCGCCACGTTGCAGGCCTTTATGTGGGTTGTCACCGGCCCGCTGTTCGCGTTGCCTTCGATGCTCAGGACATTCACCTGACAACCAAGCAGCCTGACCGTTGTAAGCGCCGTGGAACCATACTGCGTTCCGCATCTCATATTGAACTCCTGACACCCGGTAATGATGAACACCCCGTTGTATACTGTAGTGGTGCCGCGGTTAGGCGGGTCGCCAGCAGCTTGCCCTTGGCATCCAATGATCGCCGTGAAGCAGTTACCTGCCGCGGCGTTACCATAGATCGCGCAATTTGCGTTGCAGTTCACTACAAACAAAGCGTAGTGTGTTGCCCCAGCGTTTCCGATGTTGGAGATCGTGGTGTCGTTGCCAAGCGTAAGATCACGAATGAGGTTCGACCCATAGTTGCTGTTGCCAACGGTCAGGTTCTTGTCCAAGCGTGTCGCGGTGCGCCCCGACCCCGTTATATCGACATAGAATGGCAGATATGAAGATGCCTCGGTGTAAACTCCGGGGCCGAGAACAATCTCAACCGGGATCGTGACGGCTGGCTGCTGAGCAAACAAAGCAATTGCGGTAAGTGCGCCTGTGACAGTCAGGAACGGCAGCGACGGAGTGCCGTCTGCCGTCGCATCGATTCCCGACTTGTCTACATATACTCGGCGGGTGGAGGCAGACGGGTAAAACTCCGGGGCCGCACCGACGTCGGCTGCATCAAGGGCGACCACGCCAATCTGACCGTTGACCGATGTGACTGCGCCGATGGCGCCAGAGATGCCTTGCGTTGCGGTGACTAGCTTCTTGAGAAGCAGGTTTGTCGTGTCACCAACTTGAGGAGCGAGAGGATTGGCTGGAGGCATAGGAAACGGTTAGTTTATAGCTAGAACCGCTTCCAATCCCCGGGTAAGGAGGACCGTGTCTGAACTTCCAAGTGTCGGCTTGGAGGTGTTGAACCCATACTGGCCGGAGATGACCCAAAAATTCAACATCGCCTTCCAGAGAAGGACGTTGTCCGAATCATTGTAGGCCGGGCTTTTGGCAGTCTCTGGCATGGTTCAGGTTGGAGCGATTGTGAGGTGGACCACTTTGTGTCCGCTGGGCGTGAACTTAATCCGCCGAAGTTAGGTTAGGTTGAGGAGTGCAAAGAGCCCCCGCGGACGTCCGGGGGGCTCGAGAACTCTTCAGCTTAGCTGGAGGTCAGGCTCGAGCAAGTCGAGAGACCGTAGTCAGGCAGGCAGCGCTTGAAGGCAATCGGGACGATGCTGTGGGCACCGGCCGAACCAACTTGGTAGGCGCGAGCGATCTGATACAGGAACTGACCCTTGTCACCCCACTTGTTACACTGATCCTTCAGGAAGGACCACTGAAGGTCGCCACCGAAGTTCTGGGACGGATACTTGATCTCGCCCTGTGCAACGAACTGCTGCGGCACGCGGCGGCGGAAGGCGTTCTGGAACACCATGACCGCGACCTCATACTTCGCCGTAGCCCACTGGGCGTTCGGAGCGAGGCGGTAGCCGGAACCGCTGTTCGTGGCGGTGACCAGCTGCTTCACGCGGGGAGCGATCCACACCGGGTAGCCATCCACGTCCACTACGTTGTAGCGGAGCGGGTAGCGGTCCTTGGCGAACTTCAGGCCGCGGAAGTTGGACTCCATCCACAGGAACTCCCAGAGCGCCTTCTTGGCGTCGGAGAAACCACCCGTGGTGCCCGCAATGAGCGAGGTGTTCGGGCCGGCGGCGCCGATCTCGTTGCGGAAGGCATCGAGGACCGTCGCGGAAGCGATGAACTTCGCGTGCTGGTCGGCACCTGCGCCGAACCACTCAACCTCGAACACTTCCGTGATGTGGTTGAGAAGGGCCTTCGTCCACGCGAACGTGATATTGGCCGTCGGCAGGGATGACGGGAAGGCAACCGTGACTTCCCACTCGCCACCGCTCATGGATGCCATCGGGGAGACGCCCTCGACCACAGCGGCCTTGAGACCGGAGTAGCGCACGAGCTTGGACTTGACGTCCGTGTCGTAGAGGTAGGTGATTTCAGACTTCAGCGCCTGAATGCTCTGGGCGAGCGCACCGTAGACGGTGTCCCAGTTGGCGAAAAGACAGATGTATTCGGTCTCGCCGCGGAGAATCTCGAGCTGGGTCGAGAAGCGGATGTTGCCCATCTGGGAGACGGGGCCTTCGAGGGTGCAGCCCGTCGAGGTGAAGTTGGTGAAGGCGGGCTCCACCTGATCCTGATTCGTAACGGAGCGAGGCGTTACGACGGATTCGATGGTGTCGCCCATGTTCGCCTCGGTCGGAGACGACGGGATGATGTTGGCCCACGGAGACTCCGTGTTGACCTTCTGGAGGATTTCCAGATAAATCTTCGGGTTCTGGGCGGTGACGAGCTGAGAAACTTCAGAGGCGTCTAGGGAACAGGTTGGGAGGGACATAGGAAAATGTGTGGTATTTTCCGGCTCGCTTGATCGTTACGGGTAGACGCATGTGGTGCTAAGCGTGCCGATAGTATCAGCACCGATATGCGTTTTGCCGCGGCGAAAGCTGTTAGCGCCCTCCCCTCGCTGCTAGTGGTGGCGAGAGGCGTCGCACTTGCGACCTGAAATTTAGTGTTACACCAGCGTCGTAGGGTAAAACCCCTATGCTTGGGCTTGTCAAGCCCCTTCTTTTACTTTCCGAACATTTTCTTCAGCTTGATCTGAATATAGCGGAACATGAAGTAGGGGAACCAGATGAACGGTGAGACCTTCTTGATCTTCACGTTCGAGTTGGAAGCGACCGGAACATCGGCGTCCCACACGGTCACCAAGATCGGCTTTCCGTCCAGCGAGTAGCTGTCCCGAATCAGGCCGTTCTTGGTGCCAACGCGGCCGGGATACCAGTAGTCATCAAACTGACCCACCTCAATGTCGAACTTGTCGCCATGGCCTTGGAATCGGCAGTTGTCTACCGTCCAGCCCTTGATCGCCCCCTTGATCGTCATCACGCCATAGGCCGGCGGTTCCACGTCGAACAAGCAGCCCTTCCACAGGTAGTTCGTTCCCCGAACCGCATCAGTGCAATTCTCTCTACCGCAAGATATTGCGCAGTCCCTGACTGTCGCACCGCTGCAGATTGAGAACTTCAGGATGTCGTCGTAGTCCTTTGGGTACTCGTCTAGTGGAGGAAGCGTCTCGTCAGCAACGACTTGACCGTCAATTCCGTAGTAGGACCTGTAGTTCTTGTCGGCCATTAGTCTTCACCCCCGCCGCCCGTGCGGAGCCTCTCCATGGCTTCCTGCAGGGATGCCGTCGCGCTCACCGCCAGCTGGCCCGAGGCAGACTTATCCGGACCCTTGGCCGGGCCCCGGGCAAGGGAGCTTCCGCCCGCCTTGCCTGTGGTGGTTGTGGCCTTCTGCAGGCGCTCGAGCTTCTCCGTGGCCTCAACCAGCTGCTTCTTCAGCGCGGTGTTGTCGCGGCGCAGCAATAGGGCCGAAGCGGCCTCCTTGACGACCGCAACGTGATCCGAGAGTGACGTCGGGGCGACTGCCATCTTCAGCATGGCGCGCACGCCCGCATTGTGGTTGTTGTAGGCCTCGATCCCATTGCGCTCGGACTCGGTGGCCGTCGGGGAAATCTGCTTGTCCTTGAGCGGCTCCTGCTGCTTTTCCCAGTCGGTGATCTCCCTCTCGTAACCAGATCGATAGCCCTCGGCCAGCTTCTGTTGATCCTCAATCAACCTCTGCTGAGAAGCCTGTTGGTCCTTGAACCATTGCTCGGACTGCGAGGAAAGCTCCTCGGCCTTGCGCTTCTTGCTGTCGAAGGCTTCGAACTTCTCCTTCATTTTGGAGCGGATGTATTCGGAGTCACCCACGTTCATATCGTTGAGCCACTTCTTCGCGAGCGACGCCGCGGTGATCGGAACATCGACATCGTTGCCGTCCTCGTCTCGCTCCTTGACCACGAACTGCCTCGTGGAGCGCGAGAATGCGTCGAACCCGCCGGCATCCTGAATCAGCTTGATGGTGCCGTCGGAAAGACCGGCCTCCTTCAGTTTTCCGTGGATGGATGCCTCGGCCTGAACGGCCCGCTCCTCGAACTGCTTCAGCTCGGGCTCCTGCTCAAGGGCATAGCGATGGCGATAGCGGGTCAACTCGCTGTCGGCAGTGGCTGCCCTCTGCTCCAGTTCCTTGATTTTAGCGTCGTTGGCGTCTGACTGAGGCTTGGCCTCCACCTCCGAAAGCTTGCGCTCGAGTTCCTTGGCCTTGTTGGCGAGGTGGACCATGCGCTTCTGGTGGCGCTTCGAGATGCCGGGATCGTTGATCGTCTGCTGGATTTCCTCATCGGTGACCGGCTTTTCTTCCTCAGTCTTCTGCACAGGAACAGAGGACTCCGACTGCTCGGGCGCCGCGGCGGAAGCGAGGGCCTCAGTGGCGGACTGCTCTTCCGGCTTCGGCTCGCCGCTCTGGGCCTTGGCCTTGGCTTTGCGGGCCGTCTTCAGGTCGCCTTGGAAAGAATCCAGCGCACTTCCCATGGTCTCGCGCACGCCGCCCGAATCATCTTTCTTCTCAGCGGCGGGAGGGGTCTCGGCCATGGATTGGCCAGCCAGCTGCGCGGCGGAAGGTTCCGGCTTGGCCGGCGTCATCTTG